AAACGGTAGAGTGTATCCGGAAAAAATTTTAAAAAGAGAAGCTGAAAGGTATAAAACAGCTATTAAAAAAGGATTATCAACTTCAGAGTTGAACCATCCAGAATCTTCTTTAATTGATTTGGACCGAGTTTCACATATAATTACCGACGTTTGGTGGGATGGAAATATTTTAATGGGTAAATTAAAATTGTTAACATCACCAGGATTTCATGAAAGTGGTATAGTTTCTACTAAGGGTGATATCGCGGCTAATTTAATGCGTCAGGGAGTGACTATGGGTGTGTCGTCGAGAGGTGTTGGTTCGCTAGCAAAAAAAGGTGACCAAAATGAAGTTCAAGAAGATTTTGAATTGATTTGCTTTGACTTAGTTTCCTCACCATCAACTCCAGGTGCATACCTTTTTGGTAGTCCTGAGGAAAGAAGTATGTATGAAGAAAATCTAGAAGAAGAAAAAAAACAAAAAATTTCTGACTCTGGAATGGGTAAGTCAGTTGATTTAATGAAAAAATTAACCGATTATTTGAATCGTTAATTTATTTATTATGGAAGAAAAATTCTTTATTGCAAAAATCGTTTATGATTTGCCGGATGAAAACTCTGGACGTGTTAAAAAAATCAGAGAAGAAAAACTCGTTAATGGGTTTTCGGTGACTGATGTCGAAGCTAAAGTAACTAAAAAATACACTGGTTTCCAACACGATTGGCGAATTATCTCGGTAGTGGAAAGTAAAATTGATGAAGTGATTGATTGATTTTTAAAGGTGGGGTAACCCACCTTTTTTTATTTCCGTTCGTACCTTTTTTAATAAAAAGGGGTACAAACGGATTTTTTTATTTTATTAACTATTTATTAGGAAAACAATTTACATGCAAGAAACTAAAAATTTAGTTGAAGAGGCACTCATTCAAATGAAAAATGTTGAGGAGGTAATTGCCGAAAACGCAAAAGGAATACTTGCTTCTACTATGAAGGAAGAAATCAGTCAATTAGTAAAGGAATCTCTATCTGAACAAGCTGATGATGATGAGGTTAAGCTCGATGCAGAAGTCGGAATGGAATTAGACATGGATGACGATGCTGAGGGTATGGAAGATTCTGAGGAATTGGATATGTCTGTATTGGATATGGGTGACATGGACGATATGGACGATATGGATACTATGGACTTCGAAGATTCAGAAGAAACTATCGATATGACCGGTGAAAAAGATTTTGATAAAATTGTCAAAGCTTTTAAAGCAATGGGCTCAGAAGATGGAATTATTGTTGTGAAAGACAATGATGAAATTCATCTATCCGATGAAAATGAAGACGTTGAGTATATTGTAAAACTTGATGAGTCCGAAATGGATGAAGAAAGTGATATGATGGAATACGATACTGAAGGTATGGAAGATGAAATGGATTTTTCTGAATTAGACATGCAAGAAGATACAGATTTAGACGCAATGATAGAAGCTTTGTATTCTGGAAAGAAAAAAGAATCTGATGCGGATGAAATTATGTATGAAATCGAAATGGATGAGGAAGACATGGATGAGGAACTAGATGAAATGATGGATTATAGTGACTACTCAGAGGATTACGACCTTACCGAAGCTAAAATGACTGTAAAACCAAAAGGCGTTGGAATGGGTAACCCTAAGTTTAAGTACGATAGTACTTTACCTAAGAAAGGGTTTGATGACCACAAAAAGGCTGGACCTAAAGCTATGGGAACTGGTAAAGCAAAATTTGAGTTCAAAGAGGGTGAAATGGAAGAAGATTCTAAGAAACGCGAATACAGACGTAAGAAAGTAGATGGTGTTGAAAAGAAAGCTGGTGAGGGTAAAGATGGACACTTTAAAGACTACGAAGGAAAAGTTGGTGGTAACAAAGGTGATAAATCTAAGACCCATCCTGGTAAAAAAGACTATGAAACCAAGGAAGAAACAAAAGAAGCTGCTAGAACGTATGGTATGGGTTCTAAAGAAGGTAGAGGATTAAGAAAAGGTATTACTAACAATAGAAATTATGTTTATAGTAATAATGGTGTTAAAGTTGAATCCGTTGAATCTGAGTTGAAAATGCTTAGAGAGAAAAACGAAGAATACAGAAAAGCATTAAATGTTTTCAGAGAAAAACTTAATGAAGTTGCTGTATTCAATTCAAATTTAGCATATGCTACAAGATTGTTCACAGAACACTCCACTACCAAAAAAGAAAAAATAAATATTTTGAGAAGATTTGATTCTGTAGAAAATTTAAAAGAATCAAAACAACTCTACAAGACCGTTAAGGACGAACTCTCAACAGTGGATACTAGAAATATTTCTGAAAGTGTTGAGAGACAGTTGAACACAACAAAAACTTCTGGTTCAGCTGCTAATCTTATCGAGTCAAAGACATATGAAAATCCACAATTTTTAAGAATTAAAGATTTGATGTCTAAATTGTAAAAAACAAATAAAATACTAAAAAAAAACAAAAAAATGGGAGCATTATTAGAAAGTGGTCTTGTTGGTAACATCGGTCTTAAGCACCTTAAAGTTATCAAAGAAGATACAATCAACAAATGGGACAAGTTAGGTTTCCTTGAAGGACTTAACGGACACCTTAAAGAAAATATCGCGCAGTTGTATGAAAACCAAGCGTCACATTTGATAAACGAAGCATCGTCTACAGCAGACTCAGGTTCATTTGAAACCGTTGTTTTCCCAATTGTACGTAGAGTATTCTCTAAGCTTTTGGCTAACGACATCGTTTCTGTACAAGCAATGAACCTTCCTATTGGTAAGTTGTTCTATTTCGTACCTAATATTCAAAGTTACACAGGAGCAAACGACAACGAGCACTGGGCGCCTTACGGAGCACCAAACGCAGCTGCTGGTCAAACTCCAAACAGTGGTTACGACTACAATAATACTAAAGACCTTTACGATAGATTCTACGAGGGTAACGAACCAGCTTTGGACCCACCAGGTCTTTACGACTACTCTAAAGGTTCGTTCTCAGCAATCAGTGCTAACGTAACAACTGTTGCTTGGACTGGTGATTCTCTAATCACTTCAGCATATGGTTTGGATAACTATAGAAAAGTTCTTATCGTTATGTCTGGTTTTGCAAATGCGGGAGCAGGTCAATTGATTGGACCAAACGGTCAACCAATGGATACCGAAGAATTCCTAACAGACCTTCAAGTTCGTGGTTCTTCACTTAACCAGTACACTTCTGGAAACACCGGGAACAACTACTTGTTCAGAGTTGTTACTCAAAGATACGGTAAGGGTATTGTTGAATACGGACGAGACACTTCGTTAGTATTCCCTAACAGCTTGACTGATGGTGGTACATACTACAACGTATGTGACGCTAACGGATTTATTTACTTAGAAGTTGACTTACAAGTTCCCGTATGTATCTCATGTGGTGATTCTTCACTTGATGGATACACTGGTTCAACATTCGCATCAACAATCGCAGTTAATAACCAAGCATTTACTGCAACTTACAGAATCTACAAGAATCTTGAATTCGAAGATAAAATTGGTGAAGTTTCTTTCGACCTGCAGTCTGTGACTGTTTCGGTTACTGAAAGAAAACTTAGAGCTCAATGGTCTCCAGAAATGGCACAAGACGTTGCAGCATTCCACAACATCGACGCTGAAGCTGAATTGACAGCTTTGTTGTCTGAGCAAGTGGCTGCTGAAATTGACCGCGAAATCTTGAGAGACTTGAGAAAAGCAGCATCTTGGAACCTTCGTTGGGACTACAACGGATGGAAGAGATTTAACGCTGGTACAACTCCTTATACTCAGAAGGACTGGAACCAAACTCTTATCACTGCAATCAACCAAATCTCAGCTCAAATCCACAAATCAACTTTGAGAGGTGGAGCAAACTGGATTGTAGTATCTTCTGAGGTATCTGCTATCTTCGACGACTTGGAGTACTTCCACGTGTCTAACGCAGCTCCTGAGCAAGACCAATACAACATGGGTATTGAAAGAGTTGGAACATTGGCTGGTAGATATCAAGTTTACCGTGACCCTTACTTCCCTGCAAACCAAGTATTGTTGGGACACAAAGGTACATCGTTGCTTGACACTGGTTACATCTACGCACCATACGTACCATTGCAACTTACTCCAACAATGTACAACCCATTCAACTTTACACCTATCAAGGGTATCATGACTAGATACGCTAAGAAGGTTGTAAACAACCGTTTCTACGGTCGTATCACAGTTGATGGTGTTAGAACGTTCGACTTGAGAGAATTGAGATAATATCTCAAAGCACAAAAAGAAAGGGGACTTCGGTCCCCTTTTTTTATTTCCTATACCTTGGATTACAAAACTTGGAATCATTTCCAAAATACAAACACCTTAAGACACCAACTTCAGTTCTTACATTTTCTAGTTCGTCACCATAATAGGGCTTGTGACCTTTTCTCACGGCTTGTGTTAACATTAATTCACCTTCAACAATCCTTTTACTTATTTCGGATAAATCCACGCTTAAATTTGATTATTTTCCTTTTTATTATTTAAACGTAAAGCTTTTGATAAAATCTCAGATTCACTTAAACTAAATATCCCAGAATTATAAGCTTTTTCCAATGCAATCTGAATTATGAAAGTTGACTGTTCATTATTAAGGTCCTCAATAAGTTTTTCGAAATCTTCTGAATTTTGAATGTTAATTCTGTCAAACAATGGGAATGGTACAAACTCTTGCATAAAAAAATAATATTTATAGAATAATAATATTATGAACAAAAAAATCAACGAAGGAACAACATCTTCAAGTGATGGTGCATATAAGGGAAAATTAAATATTACTCCAAGAATTTGGACTACAGAACAACTTCGCCCTTTTACTGAAAAAGTTTCAAAATATTTAAATAATGAAACAGCCTTTGATTCTTATGATGGTGAAATAAAAAAAAATAAGGACCAAATTTCTAATGATGAAAAAAAAGTTAAATTAAACAATAATAAAGTTGAAAAGATGAGAAAAAAAATTTTCAAAGAAGATATATTAAAAGAAGATTTGGCCGTTTGGTTTGGAACTAAAAAAAAACCTAAAGGAAGTAAGCAACCTAAAGGTCCTTGGGTAAATATTTGTCGTAAAAAAGAAGGTGGAGGTCACCCACCTTGTGGTAGACCTGAAGCAGATTCTAAAGGATATCCAAAATGTAGAGCCGCAGGTGTTGCCGGTAAAATGACTGATGCTCAAAAGAAATCAGCTTGTGCTCAAAAAAGAGCTGCCGAAAAAAAGAATCCCAAGGTAGGTAAGGGTAACAAACCTACCATGGTATCTTACAAGCCCAAAAAGAAAAATGAGAGTTTACGAGATTTAATCTCAAAAGTTCTGAGAGAATCTACCGGGCAGAATCCGGTGAAATAGTTGTAGTGTCTTTGATAATAGCTACTGATTGAGAATCACTTATTGGTTTGCTTTTTAATTCTACTGGTTTTGCAACAACTTTTTTTGTAACTTCAACTTTAGGTTGTAATTTTTCTATAGTTACCTGATTGTTGTGATTGTCATCCTTTATCACATAAGCCGAACTGTCCTTCACAAATGAACTAACTTCGGGTTGATTTTTACTGAACGTGTTTAAAATATTTTGCAAATTTATTGCGAACAAACCAATTATCATTAAAATTGAAACTATTACGCCCATTCCGGCATAAAAAAGAATATTAAAAATGTTTTTCATAAATTTTCCCTAACGATTTTTTGAAGTGATGATTTAATATTAGATGTTATTTGAAATTCAAATTCCTCTCTACGTTTTTCAACTTCATTGTCAAATAGTGAAATAATTTGATTCCATGATTTATCGTTAATGTGCACATCATAAGCGTAAACATGATTAATGATTTTTACTCTATGTGAGTCCAAAATAATAAAAATTTCATTTTTTTCACTTCTAATATAGCGTTTACCACTAATTGGTGTAAGAAGCATAATT